AGCACTGGGACGCCGTCCGCAAGGAGTGGCCGCTGTCGCGAGCGCACGACCGGGTGCTCATGCGGCTGATCGCCGAGAGGATGCGGTTTCTCACGGAGGGGAAGCGGTGAGCGACTACTATCCGCAGACAGTCGACTTCGGCCCCCTGTTTTCCCAGCTCAAGCCAGCGGCCACCGGCGCCGCTGCCGGCGAAGCGTGTCTGGCGAAGGCCGAGCGTGTAACCGCGTTCGACGCGGCCGCGGCCCGGGGCGCGATCCTCGAGCTCCTGGCCGACGGCGTCGCTCGTAGCGGCGAGCAGCTGGTGGATCACTGCATCCGGCGCGGGATCGTTCCGCACGATGGCCGCGCGTTCGGCCCGGTGTTGAAGTCGCTGGCCGGGGGCGGGCTGATCGAGGCCGTGGGGTTCGTGACGCGGGCCAAGGGCCACGGCACGGCCGGAGGGCGGTTGTGGCGGATCACGTCGGCGTCGCGGTGACGCCTGTCTGTTCGATGGATCGATATGAGAGGAATCCTGAAATGAACTCGTCGTGTATTGAGATTGACATCGACTTTGAGGCGGAATCGCTCCGCGAAAAGTACGCCGGAGTTGGTGTTTCGATCTGCAAGATCACTCCGGAGATTGCAAGGAAGTGGCTTGAGCACAACACGAGGAACAGGTCGCTCAACAAGGATCATTGGAGGCGATTCCGTGACGCGATCGCTCGAAACGAGTGGTGGATGAATGGCGAGACGATCATCTTTTCGTCGTCGGGTGTTCTGCTGAATGGACAGCACAGGCTCACGGCGATAGCGAATGGATTGTCTTCAGTAGACGTCATGGTCGTGAGAGGCATCGACGAGGATGCTTTCAAGACGATCGACGGCGTCCGCTCACGAACGAGCGGTGATGTGCTTTCCGTGCTCGGAGAGGTTCGCTTCAACCAGGTTGCATCGTGCGTACAGGGGCTCGTGACGTTCGTCGATGCCGGGATGTCCGTTCCTGCGGCGGGAAGCGGAGGCAGGAAGGTCACTCCATCAATGTGCGAGAGTGTGCTGTCGCGGAATCCTGCGATCAGGGACAGCGTTCGGCAAATGAGCCGGGCGACGCTGTATCGAAACCAGTTTTCCATGGCTCTTCATTACGCGTTCTCGCGAGTACGCGTCTCACTTGCTGGCGAGTTCGCGGACGTTCTTGCCAACGGGCACTCTGACACTGGCCGGCCATTTGTGATCTTCCGAGAGTCTCTGGTCCGTACTCCTCACCGACCTGACCTGCGGAGGTATTACGCGGGGAAGTTCGTGAAGGCATGGAACGCGGAGATGACCGGGGAGAGGCCGAAGCTCCTGCGGTTCAACGAAAACGAGGAGTTTCCGTCGATCGTCGGCCTGGACTACGACAAGTTCGCCGAGCAGGTCGGGTGATCGGAGCCGCCCCCGTGATAGGCACGGTGCCGCTTCGACGCGGCGGGGCGGATTTGAGGTTTAAGTGATATCGACTCACGACACAGTAGAAATGCTTTGGATGCTTGTACACTTACATGCTCAGTGGCTAAAGCAGCCACATCGTTGGGCTCCAAAACAGCTGGAGTGCGACATGCTGGATCGCATGGTTGAGATTCGCAGGCTCGCCCAACGTTTGGAGGCGGTATCCGATGACAAACGATTTTGAGCGACTGTTTGGCGAACTGCCTTTTGGTTTCAAGCGATCAGACGACGGGATGATCGTCGAGAACGAAGCGGAGCAAAGAGTTCTGCGGTGCGTTCAAAATGCACTTGATTCTGGTTTGAGTCCTCGCGAAATCGCCAAGCTTTTGTTGAAGGGGTGCAAGGATGGCACGCAAGCCTGACACGCGACACGTTCTTCCACTGTTCTGCGACGATCTGATCGCATCCACCGTCGACATGACGCCAGCGTGTTTCGGGGCGTACATGCGGCTCATCTGCTACGCGTGGACCCGCGGCGGACTTCCAAACGACGAGCGGGCATGTGACAGGATCGCCGGCGGCATGGAGTCGGGTGACTGGGAGACCATCCGGTCGCGACTGATTGAGCTCGACGACGGCCGCCTGAGCCACGACCGACTCGAACGCGAGCGGGCGGCGGTTGCCGACATGGCCGAAAAGCGATCTGAATCCGGCAGGAAGGGAAACGACACCCGTTGGGGATCGCAAACGGATCGCAAAGCGATCGCAAACGGATCGCAAACGGATCGCAAAGCGATCGCAAACGGATCGCAAACGGGGTCGCAAATCGATCGCAAAGGTATCGCCCCTACTCCTTCCCTACTCCTACCCAAGGAAGAGAAAAGACAATACGCGCGCGCCGACGGCGAAACGCCGCGGCCGGGGTCCGGGAGCGAGGAGCCCGAGACGGCCGCAGACGGAGACCCGGCGGCTAGCACCAAACCGCCCAGGACCGCCCAGCGGCCCGGGTGGGTTCACGACGAGTGGGCTCGCGTCGCCGCGGTCTGGAACTCCACGGAGCGTGCCGTGCCGTGGACGCTCGTCACCCCACCGAACGGGTTCGCCGATCTGGCGGCTTCGCCCGGCTGGGTGCAGCAGGCGATCGCCGCGATGGCGATGCTCCCGGAGTGCCGGCGGTTCGACCGCCCGGTGCCGTGGACGCAGTTCGTTCGGGATTTAGACCGAATCCTCGCCGGGGAGTTTCGAGAGCCGCGCGAGGCGCCGCGGCAGCTGGCCGCGGCCGGGGGCCGCCAGCAGAAACGGGGGAACCTGTGACGCGGACATGGGACGAAAACCGCGAGCTCATCAACGGGCTGTGGCCGATGGCCCAGTTCACGGCGGAAGAGGCGGACCTGTGGCGTGCCGATCTGCACGGGCTCGACCAGGCGGCGCTGTTTGAGGCGATCCGGCAGGTCAAGCGGTCGCGGGATTCGGTGTATCCCCAGCTGGCGTGGGTGCATGAGGCATACCGCGAGATTCGGGCGAAGGCTCGCGCGGCTCGGCCCCCGGTCCCCGGCCCCCCGGCTTTCGCGGGCGATCGGCTGACCATCGACCCCGTGCGGGAGCGGCAGCTGCGGCGGGAGCTCGAGCACGCCATCGAACTGGCCGGCGGCGACGAGCTTGACGCGGTCGTGGATCGGATCAACGGCGAGATCGACAACCTGGAGGCCCGATCGGCAATCGCGTTGATGGCGCGGGTGCGTCAGCGGCGAGACGGTGAGCAGGCGGCCGCGCCGGCAGTGCTGCGGACGGTTCGGGAGATCGTCGAGGATCGCCAGCCGGCGGAGTCGGCTGCGGATGTCGAAGCCCGGCGTCAGGCGGCGCTGCGAGTGTTCGGGGCGAACACGTAGCGCGGTCGGCTGGACGAACCGCGGCTCGCCCGGGACGATGGAAGGAACGCACGCATGGAGGCGCGCATGGTAATCGGAATCGACCCGGGACCGCGGGAATCAGCGTTCGTCGTCTGGGACGGCGAGCGGGTGGTCTCGTCTGGCGATCTGCCAAACCAGGAGCTCGCCACCTTCCTTGATTCCGCATGCTCGCCGGTCGCGTGCGAATGGATCGAGTCTTTCGGCATGTCCGTCGGCCGCGAGGTGTTTGAGACGGTGTTCGCGGTCGGTATCTTCTCGCAGCACGTTGATCGGCTGCGGCTGGTCCCGCGTCGCGATGTGAAGCTGCACTTGTGCCAGTCGCCCCGCGCGAAGGACGGGAACATCCGGCAGGCGCTGATCGACAGGTTCGGGGACGTCGGCACGAAGAAGAACCCCGGCCCGCTGTTCGGCATCAGTCAGCACCGATGGGCCGCCCTGGCTGTGGCGGTCACCGCGTTCGACGTGCCGACCACCGACCATGAGGCTGCATTCCACCTGCCCGAGCCGGAGCCCGCGGCATGATGACGCGCGGCACCACTCGCGAGGACGTGGTGAAGCACGCGGCCGCCGCGGCCCGGCGTTACTGCCGGCGGTCTGGGGACGATGCCGAAGAGATCGCCCAGCGGATCCTCGCGACCGTGTCCGTCGATGTGCGTGATGGCCTGGCGGATTGGCCGCTGGTGGTGATCGCTGTGCGGAATGCCATAGCATCGATCGCCAGATTTGATCGACGGGCTCGACGCTGCTGCGATTTGCCGGTGATGGTGGCTCACTCCGGAATCGTCAAGGCGGAGCGGATCACTGACCAGGAGCGGCTCGAGCTCCGGATGGATCTCGACGCGGTACTCGCACGCGAAGGGGAATCCGTGCGGCTGCTGTGCAAGCTGCTGGAGCGGATGACGCTGACGCAGGCGGCGCGCGAGATGGGAGTCGCTCGATCCACGGCCCGTGGATGGCTCGCGTCGCTGCGGGAGCGGATGGAGGCGAAGGGCTACTGGCAGGGCTAGGGCGAAAAGGTACTCCCGGCCGCGGGAAAAAAATCCTCACGGCCTACGGATCGCCGCCCTGTTCACACAAACTTAGTTTTCGCGCGTTGATGACCAAAAAAACGTCGAAACGCGACGACCGACCGAATGCGGTTCGCCGCGCGCGTGCTCCATCCGCCGCGCCGCCTTCGCCCGTCGCTCGCGGATCAGCTGCGGCGCGAGGCAGCGCCTACGATTCATATCGCGAAGCGCAGCGCCGCAAGGCGAGCGAGCGATCGCTTTCCGGCCGCGACATCGGCGAGCTCCCGGCCGTTGTCGATCCGGCGCGAAAGGAATCGTGCCGGCTCAACTTCCGGCTTTTCTGCGAGACCTACTTCGCGGACCAGTTCTATTTGGAGTGGTCGGCCGACCACCTGGAGATCATCGCCGCCGTGGAGGCCGCGGTGCTCAATGGCGAGCTGCTCGCGTTCGCCATGCCCCGTGGCTCGGGCAAGACCGCCATCATTGAGGCGGCCGCGTTGTGGGCACTGCTCTACGGTCACCAGCAGTTCGTCGTCATCATCGGCGCGACCGAAAGCCACGCGGCGGAGATGCTGGAGAACGTCAAGGTATCGTGCGAGACGCGCGACCTGCTCGCGGACGACTTCCCGGAGGTGATCTACCCGATCAAGAAGCTCGACCGAATCAACAACCGAGCGCGGGGGCAGCTGTACCGCGGCAAGCCAACCCACATCAAGTGGCGCGACGAGGACATCCAGTTCCCGAGCATCCCTGGATCGCCGGCGTCGGGGGGCATCATCCGGGTCCGCGGAATCACCGGCTCGATCCGCGGCATGGCCGTGACCCGCGCGTCGGACGGAAGGCGGGTGCGACCGTCGCTGGTGCTGGTGGACGATCCGCAGACAGACAAGAGCGCGAGAAGCCCGTCGCAGGTCGCCCAGCTGGACAAGGTGTTCAAGGGGGCCATCCTCGGGCTCGCCGGCCCGGACGTGCAGATCGCGGGGCTGGTCACCGTGACGGTCGTGGCCCCCGACGATCTGGCGGAGCGGCTTCTCGACCGCGAGCGGAACCCAGCCTGCCACGGCCGGCGGATGAAACTCGTCTACGAGTGGCCGACCGAGACCGAGCTGTGGGAGCAGTACGCAACGCTCCGGCGTGCCGGGCAGCGTAGCGGCGCGGGGACCGGCGAGGCCGACAAGCTCTTCGCGGACCACCTCGAGCAGATGACCGCGGGGTGTCGCGTCGGGTGGCCGGCTCGCAAGAAAATGGGCGAGCTGCACGCGATCCAGTCGGCCTACAACCTTCGCATCGACAAGGGCGAGGCGACGTTCGCGGCTGAGTTCCAAAACGAACCGATCCCGCTGGTCGACAAGACGGTCGAGGAGCTCACCGCTCCAGAGATCGCCGACAAGCTCAACCGCTACCCGCGCCACTTCGTCCCGCTGGCGTGTCAGTATCTGTCGATGTTCGTCGACTGCCAGAAGGACGTCCTCTACTGGATGATCTGCGCGTGGGAGGACTCGTTCACCGGGTACGTCATCGACTACGGTTCCTACCCAGACCAGAAACGCGCCTACTTCACCGTCCGCGATCTCACGCGACGATTGAGCGACGTGTCGAAAGCGAAGAGCACCGAAGGCGCGTTGCTCGAAGGGCTGCACGCGCTGACCGGTGCCTATCTCGGGAGGGATTGGAAGCGCGAGGACGGAGCGACGATGCGGATCGAGCGGTGTCTGGTGGACGCGAACTACCTGAGCGACACCGTCTACCAGTTCTGCCGCGAGTCGTCGCGGGCCGGCGTTGTCATGCCGAGCCACGGCCAGGGCGTGAAGGCATCAAGCCTGCCGTTCGCGATGTACGCGCGAAAGCCGGGTGACCGCGTGGGCCACTACTGGCGGATCCCGAACGTGGCAAAGCGGCGAGTGATCCGGCACGTCATGATCGACACAAACTATTGGAAGTCGTTCATCCACGCGCGGCTCGCCACTCCCCGAGGTGACCCCGGGAGCCTGACGCTGTTCGGTGAGCACGCCGAGCTCCATCGCATGCTCGCTGACCACCTGGTCGCGGAGTTCCGAGTCGCCAACACCGCAAAGGGTCGAACGGTCGAGGAGTGGAGCGCGCGACCGGGGCGGCCCGACAATCACTGGCTCGACTGCCTCGTCGGGTGCGCGGTGGGTGCGTCGATGCAGGGTGCGACGCTGGCCGGCGTCAGCACGTTTCGGCCAGCGAAGAAACAACGGGTGTCGTTTTCCGAGATGCAGCGCAAGCGGAGGGCGGAAGCATGACGACCGACAAGACGGAGCGCGTCGGGATCTCGTGTCCGCGGTGCGGATGCTGCGACTTGCGGACGTACCGCACCATGCGGGTGCGCGAGGGCATGATCCGCCGGTATCGAGAGTGCCGGTACTGCGGCCGCACGATGACAACGCACGAAGTGACCACGCGTCGCGAAGCTGAGCGGCGCCGCGGCGGCGCTTGACCGTCGACGGCCGGCGGCCGCCTGCCGATTGCTATACGTAGCAACACTTCCGGATTCATCGATTCCGCGCCGCCACTTTGTCGGCAAACGGCGTTTGTATCTCTAGAGGGTTCGCCTTCCGGAGATGCTCCTGGTGGCAGACGAGACGATCAGCGACGCGATTCGCGAGAACGCGGCAGGCCCGTTGAAGGCCAGCGGCGACTCGATCTCTGTCGAGCAGCACTCGATCGCCGACCAGATCGCCGCCGACCGCTACCTCGCGAGCAAGGCGGCTGCGAAGCAGCCCCACCGCGGCATGCGGTTTACGCGCATCGTTCCCCCGGGGGCCGTCTGATGGGCTGGTTCTCGGGGCTGTTCTCGTCGCCGAAGCAGGCCGTGCAGCGTGCCGTGCGGGTGATCCGCGCGGGCTACGATGCCGCAAAGACGACCGACGACAACCGCCGGCACTGGGCCAACGTCGACAACCTGAGCGCGAACGCGGCGATGTCGCCGTCGATCCGCCAGACGCTGCGGCAGCGGGCCCGCTATGAGGTCGCCAACAACTGCTACGCCGCGGGCCTGGTCCGCACCGTCGCGAACGACTTGATCGGCACCGGGCCGACGCTCCAGATCACGGCGCCGGACGGTTTCGACGCCAACCCGATCGAACGGTCGTGGAGCCAGTGGGCAAAAGCGGTGAAGCTCGCTCGGAAGCTCCGCTGCATGCGGCAGTGCCTGAGCCGCGACGGCGAGGCGTTCGCCATCCTGGTGACGAACCCAAAGATCGACCACCCGATCAAGCTCGATCTCCGGCTGGTCGAGGCCGAACAGGTCATGACCCCGGGGCTCGTGACCTACAACGCGGTCGACGGAATCGTCTTCGACGAGTTCGGCAATCCCGCGATGTACCACGTCCTCCGGACACATCCCGGCGACGTGCTGCACACGATGCAGTACGACGAGGTGCCGGCGGAGTTCGTGATCCACTGGTTCCGCCTGGAACGACCCGGCCAAAAGCGCGGGATCCCGATCCTCACCCCTGCCCTGCCGCTGTTCTCCAAGCTCAGGCGGTTCACGCTCGCAGTGCTCGGCGCCGCAGAGGCGGCCGCGATGCAAGCCGGCGTGCTCTACACCGACGGCTCGCCCAACGAAGACGACGTCGAGGGCGAAGCCTTTGAGGCCGTCGAGTTTGAGCGAAACATGTTCACGACGCTCCCCGGCGGTTACCGCCTGGAGCAGCTGAAGGCCGAACAGCCGACGACCACCTACAGCGAGTTCAAGGCTGAGCTCATCGACGAGGCGGCCCGCTGCGAAAACGTGCCCAGCAACATCGCGCGGGGAAACTCCTCGGCCTACAACTACGCCAGCGGTCGGCTCGACAACCAGATGTTCGGCCGGAGCCAGCACGTCGATCATTCGGAGGTCGAGGAAGAGGTCATCGACCGGATCTGGGCCGCGTGGATCGACGAAGCGGCTCGCGAGCCGGGCGTGATCCCCGACGGCTTTCCGCCGATGAGCGAGTGCTCGCACGAATGGCTCTGGGAGGGCCGCGAGCACGTCGACCCGGCGAAGGAAGCGAACGCCCAGGCCACGCGGCTGGCGAACCTCACGACCACGCTCTCGGCCGAATGGGCCCGCGGGGGCGGCGACTGGGAGAAGGCGATGCGGCAGATCGCCCGCGAGCGGCAGCTGCTCGGCGAGCTCGGTTTGTCGCTGCCCGACGCGACGCAGGTCACGAACACCGCCCAGGTGGCGAACGCCCTGACGGACGTCGCCGACCTCGAGGACGCGGCCGCCGTTGGCGTCGCCGCGGGCGCCACGATCGCCAACCACAAGGGGGTCCGCTGATGGATCGCCGCCGACGTCGCCGCCACGACCGCATGATCCTCGCCGCGGCGAACCGCGCGTTTGAGATCTGCGCCGCCGTCCCGGTGAAGATCGAAGCCGGTCCCGCCGACGCGACCTCCCCGGCCCCGATCACCATCGAGGCGTATTCCGGTGGCGTGATGAAGGTGACCGGCATCGGGCCGATGGTCTGCGACGTCAACGGCATCGAGTCGGACGGGCCCGTCGTGCTGCTCGCCGGCCACGACAACACGCTCGCCGGTGCTCTGGGGTCGGCCACGGTCCAGGTCGTCGACGGCCAGAGGCTCATGGCGATCGGCACGATCAGCCGCGCCAACCCGGCCGCGGCAACCGCGATCGAACTCACGCGCGATTCCGTTCCGCTCCAGGCGTCGATTGGCGCCGAGCCGCTGGAGCCGCCCGTGCGGATCCGGGCCGGCCAGACGGTGGACGTGAACGGCCGCAGCATCACCGCCGGCCCGGGGGGCTTCCTGCTCTACCCGCGGACGCGGCTTCGACACATCGCGATTCTGCCCAACGGGGCGGACGCACGGACCAGTGTTCAGATCGCGGCGGCAGCCGCACCAAACCAGGAGGGTTACGCCGTGGATTTCCAGTCGTGGGTCGAGTCTCTCGGGATGAAGTACGCCGATCTCACCGCGGAGCAGATCACCGTGCTCCAGGTGGTCTACGAGCAGGAGGCCAGCGAGCCGAACGAGCCGGGCACGCAGCCGGCGAGCGGTAGCTCGATGGCGGCTCCGGCCGGGACGACCCCGCAGGTGACCGCCTCCGCCGGCGCCACCATCGGTTCGTCGGCCGTCGCCCAGATCCGGGCCGAGCTCGCCGCCGAGACCGCCCGCGTCAGCGCGATCCGCACCATCTGCGGTGAACGCCACGGCGACATCGCCGCGAAGGCGATCGCCGACGGCTGGGACACCACCCGTGCCGAGCTCGAGGTGCTCCGCTCTTCGCGGCCCCGCCTGCCGGCCATCCACTCCAAGGAGAGCGGCAACGTGAA